ATTCTATCTACACTTGCAAGCTCAGGTTGAAAACCTATAATAGTTTCAGGAGATATATTATACTGCATAATTAAATGTGGGTACAAACTATTCAAATCATAACTAACAATCCAGTCGTGAAACCCTACGATAGGATCTTTTACATAGGCGCCTTCATAACCACGGGCACCTTCATGTTCTTCTTTTTGTGGTATAACTACACCTTTATCTTTTAAGAAGTTAAATATAATCGCATCCCACATTGTAACTTGTTGGAATACTTCTTGAAAGTTTACCTTTGCCTCATAGGCCATAGTCAAATGTAATTCAATCAGTTTCATTTTATCTTCTAGTCTGTCAACTAATTCTACATCTTGAATATTATAATCTACAAATGATTGATAGTCCTTGGTGTACCAGTCTTTGAAACTATCATAAGGGTTATCATCTTTATACTCACCGAGTTCTACACCAGCAATAAAGTTAAGACGATAACTTTCTTGTTTTGAATAAGTATATTTCTTATACAAATCTAGATAGTCTAAGGTTGATACACCAAGAATGTCATAATGTTGAATCTCACCACCGAATTGTTTGTTTTGAGATTTCGATTCTACAATACCCCAAGGACTTAATTTAGCAGATTGATCTTCACCCATTAAATAATTAATACGATTTATTAAATAAGTCATATCAAAAAACTTACAGTTCCAACCTGTGATAATATCAGGATCATATTCTTGCCAGAATTTAATAAATGCTTCTAACAATTCCTGTTCAGTCGTAAAGTTTAGATATGTTACCTTTTCATTATCATTTTTATATTCGCCGATACCGAATACAATAATATCTTTTGTTGAATGAGATTTTACAGTAATACATAATAAAGGTTCGATGGCAGTTTTAGGATCAGGAAAACCATTCTCACAAGCAGTCTCAATATCAATCGTAATCATATTGAGTTTAGATATATCCCAATCTATATTACCTTTAAACTCGTCTGATATGAAAGCGTGTTGGTGTCTAGTGTTACCAAAGTATTCAAACCCGGTCACACCATCATATTGTTTTAACCATTCTCTTTGCTCATAAGTGCTATCAAAATGTATTCTCTCACACGGCCTGCCGTCAAGAGTTTTATACTTAGTTTCTTTTTTTACTGGAATGAATAGAGATGGTTTATAATTAATTCTTTTTTGAATTCTTTTACCGTTAACTATGGCACGAACCAAAAGACGACCACGGTGTGGTATAACGGATGTGTAGAACTTCATAATTTTATTATAACAAATTTTAATTGGTTAGTCAAGCTGTTTATCAGGTAAATGTGTAAAATGTCTCATAAAACTCATAATGTCTGATCTATCTATTCTCTCACTTGGTAATGGTTTATTAATATCTAGCCATAATGGCACACCTAACTTAGAATGATTCTGACAACTTCTCCATAAAACTCTTTTCTTTGGGTTTAAGGTATTAGCATTATTTCTGGCGTGAATAGTTAGAAGTTGGTCAAATATTAAAACATCACCATCTTCCCATTCGTGATCATATCTATACTTATTATTATCAATATAATTATCAAATATCTCCATAGAAAATTGTGGATCATCAATCATATCTTCAACTACAGCCATTGAATTAAAAGTTTCGTTGCCCCATTTAGTCTCAGTAGGACATTTAAACACAAATGGTATATTAATACCATCGCTCTGTGGTATCAGTCTACCTAATTCTTTTGTTTTAATAATTCTTCTAGTGCTGTTGCTTGGTGAATTTTCTGGATAAAGATTTATAACAGTATTTACTTCCTCATACTTAGACTTATCTAATTGACCTGCACTCATTTGAAGATACTCTAATACAACATCATCAGGATTATCATAAGATAGAGTTAACCTCCTACCTATTTTTGCATTTAATGATCTAGATTTATTTTTTTGTTCTTCGGTAAAATCTGAAAATGCTCTTGCTATATTTGATACAGGAGTTATACTTCCTGCTGTATGTTGTAAACCGTATAAAGATACTAGATTACCATATTGATGTGTGAAATGATTAGTTAGGTTAGTATGAAAAACTAAATCTTTAGATCCAAATAGTCCTTTAGGTCTAGCACTTACTTCTTGAATCCAAGGAAAATTAGGATCAAACCATCCCATAGGATTTAGATAATCTATATCATTTTCATTATGATACTGTTGGCCTCGGCCGTAAGATATGCCTTCGTGTTTTACACTTTCTACACTTGTATTTCTTGAAAAATATAATTCTTTTGCTCGTCTAATAACATCCTCTTTATTATCTGAATATAAAGGATCGCCATACATCCAACCTTGTGACCAAATAAAATTATCTCTAATTAATTTAAATTGATTATGCCCAAAAGCATTTACTAGTTTTGAAAAATCTTTTACTTCTAAGTCTTGTTGTTTTAAAACGATACACCCGTAGTGTAGTAAAAGATGGCCTAAATCTTTTAATTGATTATCGTCTAACTCTTTTACTTTAACATCAACAAAGGCTGCGTTGCCATTTGCTAATTCTTCGATCACTCAGTAATTAAACCTTTAGGTGTTTGTATCAATCCACTACCGAAGTTTTTGTTATAGTGATTTAATAAATCAAGACCAGGATCTTCCATTAAAAGAACATCATCTTTTCTTATATTGATTTCTTTTGAGTCTGTAAACGGGAACCAAGGTGCGAATTGTAGAGTACCTGCACCACTCTCACCATTACCTACAAAACCTAATGCCATAGGTTTCTGCATAGTATATTTGTCTTTCAACTCACTTACTTTAGCAATAATAAAATCACCTACCTTTAGTCGTAGGACTTTCACTTCACTTTTAGCCATTATGCTTTCCTTATATCAATATCAAATGGTGTGGTTAATAAATACTTTTGAGCAGGATTAACCATAACATTTAATCGTTTCATAAATTTCCTATCTAATAAGATAGGAGTTCGATCTTCTCTATCATCTATTGTAAAGAGAACATCTTTATAGATGGTGCCTGCAAATTCAACATCTAATTTTATTAGTGGGCGATCTTCGTCATAATCTCTAAGACCTCCTACTTTAATATTGTCCATTCTAACTAAGTTAGCAGAATATCTTTTATCTAATAACTTCCAACTAACTTTCTTACCTTCTACTTTAATATCTTTTCCATGTATTACATTTTGACCACTATTACCTGTATCAAATTTAGCAACTAATTCAAGACCACCTAATTTTATAATCTCTTTAAATCCACACTCAGTCGGAACATAAACCCAATTATCTCTATTTTCAAAATATTCTATAATTTCTTTTGACACATTTCTCTTTGTGGCATCTTCTACACCTTCAGTACCAGGTGAGGAGTTAATCTCAATAAAGAACGGTTCATCTTTTTCTCTATTCTTAGATGGTATAAAATCAACACCTGTCCATATACCACCAACTGCCTTAGCAGCCTCTAAACATTTTTCTATTTCTAACTTTGTGAGTTGTAAAGTTTTTGCCTTTGCACCTTGAGATATATTACTTCTAAAGTCACCTTCTAAAACATCTCGTCTCATAGCAGTTAATACTTTGCCACCAAGAACATGGACTCTAGCATCATAGTCTGTTTTAATATATTCTTGTAATAATAAATCTGTATCCTCATCTTGTTTATATAATACTTGTACAAGACTCATCAAAGATTTTTCTGACTCTACAAATAATACACCGACACCTTTTGAGCCTCTAAGTGTTTTAAGTATGATAGGAAAGTCTGTGCCTAACTTTTCAAAGTCTGTTTTTATATTATCAGGATCAGAAACTAAAACAGTTTTAGGTTGTCTTAGTCCTACATCTGATAATCTTAGTGCTGTTCTATACTTATCAGCACAGGTACTTATAGTTTGTCTAGAATTTACACAAACTATTCCTGCCTTTTCTAATTGAGATATTAAGTCCATCCAAGAGTCTTTTCTTGTAATAGAACCACGAATTACTGCAACGGTAGTTTCAGCAGATATCTCAAATCCTTTTTCATCTCCTTTGTTATGCACTCTACGAATGCCATCTTCAAGTGTCATATAGCCACCTGATAATCTGTATAGATAATTTTTATAACCTTTTTTCTCTGCCTCTTCTCTTAATCTATCAGCA